GCCTGAACCGCACCAGCCTTAGCGGCAGCCTCACGAAGTTTGTCAAACAACCCAGGTGTGCGTTCCAACGCACCATTGATTCCTTGTTGCGCCGCTTTGAATGCCAACGACGCTGCGGTCGCTTTCAAAGTCAACGCCACATTGCCGGTCAACGCACCAACCAAAGACACCGTCAACGCAATAGTTCGACCAATATCAACAAACTGTTTTAAGAACTCCAACACACCGATAGTCATCTGTTCCAATGTGTCAACAAAGGTCACTCCCATGTCACCCATCGAATCAATCGCAAACCCGATTGACATGACGATGCCGTGTTCACCGATGTTGTCTGCAAACGCTTTGACGGCAGGCACGATGTTGTCGTTAATGAATCTGACGAATCTCTCGAAGACTGGCAATAACAACTCACCCAAGGTTGTGACGATGTCGTCGATGGATGCTTTGAGGATTCTTTGTTGGTTAGCCAATCCGCCAGAGGTTCTCTCGAAGTCGCCTTGTGCGTCGGTTGTTTGACGGAGCAATAGTTCGGATGATGCAAGCACCTTTTGTTGTGCCGACAGCGCACCGTTGCCTTGATAGATTCCCATCTCCAATGCGACCTGTTTCAAGGCCGCATCATTCATCAAAACACCGAAGCGACGGATCGGTTCGGCTTCTCCTCGTAGCGCGGCACCAAGCGCAAGCACCGCTTCTTCTGGTGAAGTGTTATTGAATGACGCCAAGTCGGTTGCAAGTGTCACGAACTTCGTTGAGAAGTCGGCGAGTTCTACTCCAACCAAACCTGCGGATTTGCCGAAAGTACCGAAGGTTGCTGCGGCGTCAAGTGCTTGTTGTCGAGTTTGACCTAAAGACCTGGCGGCTGAATCAGCGAACTCTTGGACTGTTCGTGCTGCGTCTCCGAAGATGACATTTGTTTTAGATATTGTTTCGTTGAGATCTGATGCCTTTTGTACGGCAACAAACGATGCGGCTCCGACTGCGCCGATCGCAGCACCGGCAATGAACGCCGCTTTCTTTACAACATCGAATGCGCCACCAATAGCGTTGCCAACGGTCTGAAGTTGACCGAGAGTTTGTTGACCTTCGCGACCAAGTTTCTTGAACGCCGCAATAGCACTATCGGCGTTGCCGAGAATCGTAACTAAGAATTTGCGCTCACCTGCCATGGTGAACGCAATTCTACTCAGTTAGCAGACATCCGTTTACGCAGCTCAGCCCACTCGCGTTGCATGTCGCGATGAATCTCTTCTTGTGTCATTCCGTCATACTGTGACAAGTCAACTGGTGCATCCCACCATTTCGGATCTAGAACAACTTTCGCCCACTTGCCACTCTTGGTTTGACGAGTTGTGCGGATGCTTGGTGTAGAGAATGTGCGTGTCGGTGCTGCGATGTCGGTGATCGTCGGGTCAAGGAATCGCCAACCTGAGTGATGTGTGTGGAATGGTTGACCAGCTTCGTGTTGTGGCAGGTAGAAGATACGGGCTGGATCTTTGGTTGCTGGGTCGCCTTTGAGACGAAGTCGCTCATGTGTCTCATGCCAGACTTCTTCCCAGTTTTGTACTGGCACAGCCTGCTCGAATGGGATGACGATGTGCCAGTGTGGGTCGTTGTCGCGATGTGACCAGGTTGTGTAGGCGAAGTGTATATACGATCCGAGATCGGCCTGCTCGAATGCTTCACCGTCAAGGTCGGCGACTAATGCCCAAACATGTTGCACATTGCGGTTGCCACGAGTTGTGTACTGACGGTAGGTGACTGGCGAATATAGTGAGCCGTCTGATTTGTTTGCTCGTTCTTGGTGGACACCGAGCATGGCTGCGAAGTCCATCCATGATGTGGCGATGGTCTTTGGGTAGATGGACTTGACCGATGGGAAACCGACTACTTCAAACATTGTGCAACCCAGTCTCAATGAACTTGCGAAGCAGTTCAGACACGGTCTCATCTTGTTTCTTGGCTTGACGCTCAATCAGTGTCTTGAGTTCTTTGTCAACCCTGATCGTGATGGTTGGATATTTTTGATTCATTGTGCTAGTTCAAACTCTTCGAAGATCCAGTCAGCACGTTTCTTACCGCCACGACATGACCAAGATACAGACCAATTTTTTTTGGCTTGTTTTAGATCCTTGCCGCATGTGACTCCGTCTTGCCAATCGTTTGTGCTTACATGCTGTATGCGGGACACTCTGAACATCTTCAACATAACTACCTCCTCAGGTATGTAAGACAATCTAACCACTCTGTAAGACAAATGCAACTATCTTTTCAAAGATTTTTGAGCCTTATTCTGTAAGGGTTCTAGCCGATGCCTAGTTCTCTGACCACTTTGTCTATGCCGTCTAGGTATTCTTTGGCTATTTGGTTCTTGCGTTTGCGAACGGTCGGCCAGAAGAAGTAACCAGACTGCCCTCGATGCCTGAGGAACTGTTGAGTGGTTGGTCTGGCACCGCCACCAAACTCTGCACCGAAGAACACATCGCTTCGAGTAACCTTTCTTTTGCGTTTACTTGGCGGTCTTGACTTTGATGGGAACGGCGACGATCCTCTCAGTTCCAAAGTTGGAAGCCGTTCGGATTTGATTACTCGGAATCCTTTTGCGACTGCTAATGCTTGTCTTGCTCGACTGACTGTGCCGGCTTCAATAATCACCTTTTGTTTCAGATCTTCGGCGATTACCGCTCCGACCTTGCGCATCTCTTTGTTGAACTGTGGACTCTTTTGTTGAAACTTGCGCATCGTTTCAAACAAGTCTTTGACAACGACAGTGTTCGCTCCGACCGCCGCGCTGCTACCACTACCAAGTGTCGTACCTGTGTCGCCTGGCAGATTAGGGAATGCTGAAGTAAACGCCATCACTAGATCCTTTGCGGTGGACTGGTTTTGATACTCTTCCAGCGCAGATAGCCGAGCATCGTGTAAAGCATCCTAGGTGATTCTTGTAGAAGTAGATGTGGTGCGATGTGTGTCTCGCAAGCCAGGTATGCGATCAGCCAGTGGGCTGAGGACTCTCCAAAGGGACGATCACCGCAGAATCGGTTCCAACCTCCACACTCTCGACTGTCTCAATCCATTCTTCAAACTTCATCGCAGTTCTCTTCGTGCGCTTCTCAGCGTGCCACGCCAACCAGGCAAGGTCGGTGAGGCGTAGTTCTGTTTGGAAGTTTGCGACCGAACGATTCTTCTCTGTTTCAAATGCGATGAAGTCGGCGAACTGTGCCGTCAGTTTCGTGGTGACAGAGTCCAGCGTTGTTACTTCTAGGTTGATTTTCATTCTTACCTCCTGATTGTTTATTTAAGAATTATGCACCTGTTGATTTTGTGATCGTTCCGCTAATTGGCCAGGTTACGTCCGCTGTGTTTAGCTCGCCCACCGCGCCATTTACGGGCGAAAATTCTGTACAAAGTACTGAGAATGTATAGTGGGGTGAAGCGGTTCCTGCTGCTGCTGTGCCTGCTGGTTTCACAATCATCGTGACAGCGGTCGAGCCGATCAATGGCATGATGAGTCCGTCAATGGCGTTGTAGTCGTTGTGCAATGACAATGTCACCGAGTTGTCGATCAGACCTGAGACGCGGGTTACTGCGCCACCTGAACCGAAGTTCGTTGTTGGTACTTCGGCAGCCGAAGTTGACAGAGTTACTGCCGCAACATTTGATGTGATGTCTGTGCCGTTGAGTGAAACATTTGCTTGTGTGAGAACTAACTTTGCCATGATTATTTATCTCCTGCCGTTGTGGCTTTCGAGGTTGATTTATCTGCGACCAAGACAATGCGACCCGATTGCACTAGAGAGTCTAGATGGTCAATCTCGCTGCCATCAATAGTGGCTGGATATTGTTTACCTAGAACGGTGAAGCCTTCGACTACCTGATACTTTGCCATGGTTTAAGCATACACGATGACACGAAAGTCAACCGTCAGATAGGTTGTGTCATTCGCGTCCACGGTTGAGATGTTGGATGCTTCTTCGACGATTAAGGTTCGAGCGTATCCGCCGAGGGTTGTGTCGGCTTCGATCGCCGCACGAATCCCGCTGTCATAAGACAGATAAGTGTCCATCAGGTTCTGTGCTGTGCGTTCGGCTGCACGACCGACAATCACACTGACCGTGAACACATGCGTGACCAGACC